CTTCAGTACTTCCTCAGGTTCAACGGGTTGCCCACCAGCAGGCCATGAGTTCTGAAGAGAGGTTCTGGACGGCTTTGTCTAACTCCGTACCGAATTGGCAACAGATCAATAACGATTCTGGCTTTCAGGGTTGGTTATTGTCTATTGATCCTTTGACTGGAATTTCACGTCAGACATACTTGGAGCAAGCGCAGAACTCCTTGGATGTTAACCGTGTGGCAGCGTTCTTCCAATCGTACTCTGAATCGTCCGGTAAGTTTCTTGCCGACGCTAATGCTCAACCTAATCGGTCTGCAGTATCCTCTCAACTTGAGAAGCAGGTTAATCCGGGTCGCTCTAAAGGCGGTTCACCTCCTGCAACTCAGAATGCCAAGACATACACCGCCGCTGACATAACCGACTTTTTCAATAAAGTCCGTCAAGGTGTGTATCGTGGTAAAGAGGACGAACGCGACCGTATTGAACGCGACATCTTCGCTGCACAGCGGGATGGACGCATTGTCGTAAACGGTTAACTAGGAGTTAAGCTCATGGCTTTTTCAGTCGCAGCAGGTCGCCCGCAGTATTCGGGCAACTTCATTCCCGAAATCTGGTCGGGCAAACTTATCCAGAACTTCTACGATGCAACGGTCCTCTCAGCCGTCTCCAATACGGATTACGAGGGTGAGATTCGTCAGTACGGTGATACGGTCAACATCCGTACTACCCCTGAGATCACCATCTCGACATACGTAAAGGGTCAGACTCTTGCAGTTCAGAGTCCAGAGAAGGCCAAGTTGCAGCTTATGATCGACAAAGGCGAGTACTTTGCCTGCATCGAAGACGATGTTGATAAAGTTCAGGCTGACATCGCGATGATGGATACTTGGTCGAAGGACGCCTCCGAGCGTATGAAGATCAAGATCGATACCCGCGTTCTCACTGACCTGCTCCCAGATATTGCTGCGGCTAACAAAGGCAACACCGCCGGTCGTATCACTGGTAACATCGATCTTGGTTCGACTGGTACTGCATTTGCGCTTACGAAGGCTAATGTTCTGGACTACATCGTTGACATGGGCGTTGTTCTTGACGAAGCCAATGCTCCTGAGTCGGATCGCTTCCTTATTATCCCTGCCAAGATGGCTGGTTTTATTAAGAAGTCTGACCTCAAGGATGCTTCGATCACTGGCGACAGTTCGTCGGTATTGCGTAATGGTCGTATCGGCATGATCGACCGCTTTATGCTCTACACAAGCCATAACTTGGCTGTCTCATCCGGTAAGTTCAGCCTCATCGCTGGTCACAAGATGGGCTTCACATTTGCTTCGCAGATGACAAACATGGAAACCATTCGCTCTGAATCAACCTTCGGCAATATTGTCCGTGGTCTTCAGGTCTATGGCTACAAGGTTGTCAAGCCTGAGGCTTTGGTTCAGGGCGTTGTCACGCTTGCCTAATTAGAAGGGGGGTAACACCCCCTTTTTTCCCCTTGTCATCTTTCACGGAGTAATTATCATGGCTACTTATACCACCGCAATCGGCTTCAACGCCGGTTCAGCCGCTCTTCCAGCGGATTCGCTTAATAAAGTCCACCGGGTTGAGATTCTTCTCGACTTTCCGAAGATCATTGCTGCTCGCGCAGCAGCCGGTCTCACAGCACTCGCTGCCTCTGACGTCTTGGAAATTCTTCCAGTCCCAGCAGGTTCGATTGTGTCTAACGTAGGCATGGTTGTGACCACCGCTGCGGGTCTTACCAGCACGTTGTCGATTGGTGACGGCTCTGCCGCCGCTGGTTATCTTGCTGCTACGTCGGTCAATGCTACCGGTACTTCGGGTGGCGTTCCTGTCCTCGCGTCTGGCGCATTCGCCCCAACGCTCTCGGGCGGTAAGGCTTACGCGGCTGCTGATACGATTGACGTGACCCTCGGCACTGCGGTTCCTGCAGCCGCTGTTGTCCGCGTGTTTGCAGTACTCATCGATCTCAACTAATACAGATAGGGGGGCATAAGCCCCCCTTCTTGCATAGGAGAATAATATGTCAAACGTAACAGCAAAGCACGTTGATGCAACCGGTACTATGCTTACTGGGCGCTACAATTTACGCGGCTATCACACAATAAGCGGCGGTACTGCCGGTGATGTTATCTTCCGCGATGGCGGTTCAGGCGGCACTATCAAATTGCAGTTCAATATCGGCACTGGTACGCAGCCTATTGTGATGCCAATCCCTGCTGACGGTATCTTATTTGCCACCGATATACATGTAACGCTACCAGCTACGGCAAAAACCACTGTATTTGTTGAGTCTGTGTAATGGCTAAGACACCCGCATGGCAGCGCAAAGAAGGTAAGAACCCTAGTGGCGGTCTTAATGCCAAGGGTAGAGCCTCCTATAATGCGGCTAATCCCGGTAAGCCGGGGTTAAAACCACCACAGCCCGAGGGCGGCTCGCGTAAAGATTCTTTCTGTGCTAGGATGACTGGCATGAAGAAAAAGTTAACTTCTGCTAAGACGGCAAACGATCCTAACTCTCGTATCAATAAGTCTCTCAGAGCATGGAACTGCTAAGATGCCAAAATCTAAAGTTAACGCAGCAGGTAACTACACTAAACCAACGATGCGTAAGCGCATATTTAATGAGATTAAAGCTGCTGCGGTACAAGGTACCGGTGCAGGCGAATGGTCGGCTCGTAAGGCACAGCTTCTTGCGAAGCGGTATAAAGACGCTGGAGGAGGGTACAAATCATGAGCAAGAGTGCAACTCATTATCTACCTGACGGGAAAGTCTATAAAGGTGCAATGCACAAGACTAACGGAAAACTGATGAGCGGCGCAAAGCACTCAGCGGCAAGCAAACCATTGAGCCACACACCTATGAAGAAAAAGAAATGAAAGCCCCTCAAAAATCCTTAAAAGACTGGGGAGATCAGAAATGGCGTACCAAGTCTGGAAAGCCGTCTTCTAAGACAGGAGAGCGGTATCTACCAGAAGCTGCAATTAAGGCGTTGTCTCCTGCGGAGTATGCAGCTACAACTGCAGCGAAACGTAAAGGTACAAAAGAAGGCAAGCAGTTTGTAAAACAACCCAAGAGTATTGCTGCTAAGACATCCGGCTACAGGTGAAGTGAAAGGGATTAACAGATGCCTAGATTTCTACGTAATAAACGCGACGGCTTTATCTACGACTGGAACCCAATTCTTGCAGAGAACGCAATCTGTGAGGAAGTAACTGAGGAAGAGGCTTTCCCAGAAAACTTCATCCCTAAGGCCCAGAAAGGTCGCAAGTCTAAGATCGATCTATCGACCGAGGATATTCCTGAAGAGCCTGCAGTTGAGAATACAGAATTAGGCATCGAAGCTAGTCGAGGACTGTAAACATGATACTCGCAGATGTGATCACCGAAGTTAGGAAGATGCTGCAGGATACGAGTACTGACGCGGCTCTTCAACGGTATTCGGATGCAACACTTCTAGGGTTTGCCAATCAGACTCTGAAGCGTATAGCCCTTCTGCGCCCAGATTTGTTTGCACTTATCGGAGAGATTCCTTGCACAACCAATGCGACGCTGCAGTCAGCACCGTCCGATTCCATCAGGATTATGGAAATCTTCAGGATCAAAGACGGTCCCGGTATACGCGAGACCAATAGGGAGATTCTGGATCAGACATACCCTGAATGGGTTACAGAAGCAGCCGGTGCTTGTATTAGCTGGATGCGCCATGTTCGTAACCCCAATCGATTCTTTATCTACCCACAGTCCACTAGTGGGCAGATTCTCATCGGTGAGTACTGCCAGACGCCGCCAAATTATGCATCAGCGACGACTGTAGCTCTTCTCCCCGATGGGTACTTCCCCGTTGTGGTTGACGGTACTATATTCCTTGCAGAGTCTATTGATAATGAACATGTCAATTCTAACCGTGCTCAACTTTTCCAGCAGTCTTTCATACAAACTCTGACTACTTCCTTCCAAGCCAGATCAGTTACAGATACAGAAGAAGCTGGACTAACTAAGAAGGAAGTTGTGTAATGGCTACACGGACCTTTATCTCTCTTGAAAACAAATTGTCACCTAGTGTTCCGGGGTGTCCTAGACCTACTATCCAACAGTACGTCAGAGATGCGGCGATAGAGGTCTGTGAGAGAACACTCGTATGGCGTTACGAACAGCCTCTTGTTCGGCTTACTCCCGGCGTGTACGAGTATGAGTACGAGACTCCAACTGATTCTGAGGTTGTGGCTGTTATTCATGCCGCAGTGAACGGTTCTAAAATATCAGCGAAGTCTCAGGATGAGATACACAGGGTGTACCCAGACTGGCCTTCTGCTGACACTACGGTTCGATCTACCCCACGATTCATTTCGCAGTTCGACCCAGATCATTTTATTATTGTGCCTGTACCGGACTCATCCGTTGCCTACGACATTAAGATGTTTCTGGCTTTGAGGCCAACGCCAGACTCAACAGGCATGGACAAGACAGCATTCGATGAGTGCGAGCAGCTTATCATGCACGGCGCGTTACAACATTTGCTGGTGCTGCCTAATAAGTCATGGACAGATAGAGACCTTGCTACTTATCATGCCAAGCAGTACTCCTACAAAACTGCTAGTCGTAGGGCAAAGGCTAGTTTAGGTGTTGCTAGAGCATCACTTACCGTACAAATGCGTCCGTTTGCATAGGTGTTAGCATGTCAGATGTTATTAAATTAGTCCAAGGCGATACGCTTCCAGAGATTTTTCTCACTCTGACGAATGAGACAACGGGTGCTGCTATCAATGTATCCAGTGGAACCATATCGATAGCAGTTAAATTTAGACTGGCTGGCGCTACGACTACATTGTCTACAATACCATGCACAAAGACTGATGCCGTTAACGGGATTGTAGCGTTTGACTTCGGCAACGGTGAACTAGCTACTGTTGACCCCGGTATGTACGAGGGGGAGATAGCCATTACTACTGGTAGTGATGTTCAAACTGTGTACGATCTTCTTCGCTTTAGGGTGCGTGAGCAGTTTGCATGAGCAGTATAAAGGTAGCAGTCAGCGTAGTTAATTCTTCCGGCATTCTGGCAGAAGTAAGTATAGCTTCTGGTAATAATTTTACTGTTGCTGCTACCTATGAACCAACGATAGCGTCTCTTTCTTACGCTCTTATAAAAGCTGATGTATTCAATCCGTTTATCCTGTCTGATACTGCTAGTACATCGGAAGTTGTTCTGCGACATCCTAAACCGGTATACTCTGATTCAACGGTAACATCCGAGATATTTGTTAAATCTATTATAACGCCGGATGTTTCTGATTCTGTTGTAGCGGCTGACCTATTTGCCTCAACACTGGTTAAGAATGTAGACTTTGACACAGCCACAGCACAGGTTGATTCCGAACCAGTGACAACTTCAGAGGTGTTTGTCCCTATACTAAACGCTCTGGACTCCTACGCGTTTAATGGGTATAGCTTTAATAGCGCAAGTTTGAACTAAGAGGTTTGTTATGGCTAAAGATTTTGTAAAAGCTGAAGGCAAAGTTACTCTTGTGCTGACTGGCCCAGATGGGGCAGTGAAAGAAACACAAGAAGTAAAAAACCTCGTTGTCCAAACCGGGTTGAACTATATTGCTTCCCGTATGAAGGACGCCACTGCGACAGTAATGACGCATATAGAAGTTGGCACGTCATCCACTCCCGCGATTCTTGCTCAAACTGCCTTAGTTGCCGCCGTAGCATCCAGTAGAACGATTCTTACAAGTACTACTGTAACAACTACTTCCGTTGCCTATGCCTGCACATTCGGAGCAGGTGTCGGTACAGGTGCTCTTACAGAAGCCGGTATCTTCGATGCTTCTTCAGCCGGTACTATGTTATGTCGGACTGTGTTCTCTGTCATCAACAAAGGCGCAGCCGATACCTTGACTATAACGTGGACCATAGCAGTGAGTTAACATGGCTATTTTAGTCGCAAATAACGCAACTAGTTATCTAGCTGGCACTCTTACAGCAGTAGCCACTAGTCTCACCGTATCGAGTGGGACGGGTACAATATTTCCAACTCTGTCCGGCGGTGACGTATTCTATGTGACGTTGACAAAT